GCCGCGCAAATCGCTTCCCCCGGGGTGGGCCATGGCCTGCGCATCTGTCCATCACACAGTTACGCAATGCTGGACAAACTGCGCCGCAATCGATCTGCGCTGTCCAACACTTTGGCCAGCTAATCGGCCCTGTCGCTATCAATTAACACCTAAACAGTTAGCTACATTCAGCCCCTGCGCGCGCTTAGGAGTGCCCAGGGGGCGCGATTGATGAGAGACCACAATCCAATCGATCCGCAGAGCGCTAAGCCGGTGACGCTGCTACCCGGTCGCTGCTGCCGGCCTAATTCCTGCCGTTGCCGCTGACGCCGATCAGCTCGCCATAAAGCCGCATCGCGCCAATCGCGTTGCTGAGCTGCCGCGTTTCGCTCGCTTCCGTGGCGATTTTCAGGCACTGCGCCATCATCGTTGCGACGATCTCCTGCCTGTCTGCGCCATTGGCGTCGCGCCTAATCTGCTCCCGGGCTGCCTGTATACGGCGGTCTGCAGTGCGCTCAGACAGCCCCCAGAGCTCTGCCAGATTCTGCCTAATCTGAAACGCGTTCTTGAAATTGATTAACTGCTCTACGCAGTAGGTAATCTGTTCTGCTATTTCAAGCGCAGTGCTGCCGCTTTCTTTTTGGCCTTTCTTAGCCAAGGCTCGCCGGCAATAACTGCCTTAAATATAGCCGCCGATTCAAGCCAATAAAAAACCCGGCGCTATGGCCGGGCAATTAATCGGGTTTGGCGGTGGCAACTGGGCTAGGTGGCAGCGGCCATTACCTTGCCGGCGTCGATGGCATTTTGACCAATCTGCCGCAGGCCGTAGCCCATATAAAGCGGCACGGTGAAAACGTGCCAACTGTCGCGGTCGGTGCCGTTTTGCGCCACGCCAACGATGGTCCAAGGATCGGGCTGGCAGTGATCAAGCCACGCCAGCGCGGCGTCAGTGATCAGATCGACAATGCCGCGGTCTAGTTGTTGCGGCACAGAGCGCCAGTTGTAATTACCCGTTTTTGGATTAACGGCGGTGGCTGTGTAGCGCGCGCCATGCAGAGCGGTGGCGCCACGGAATGAGACGGTGATGGTTTGGCCGTAGAGAGTCGGGATCATTGTTTTGTGAATAGGTGATTAGGAGTTGCAGCGGCTTAAAGGCCAACTTTTCGCAGGTAAGCGGCAGCACCCGGAGTGAATTCTTTATCGAGCCATGCTTTCGTTTTCTCGCGGGCTAACCGTTGCGCAATCGCCGGCGTTTCCGTCTCGCGGATCGCTTGAGCCCACTCCTCTCGATCTGGCCACGCTTTGGCATCTTTTGGATCCAGCGAGGCAAAGCGGCTATCCCACGCTTTGGCAAGCGCTATTGCCGCCTTCAAGTTAGTAGCCACGCTTGCGGCTTTCATTCCCGCCGGCATAAAGGTGATGCTCCAAAGGCCGCGAACTGGCTCATTGCCGTTTGGAGAGTGAACCGCCAGGAAAGCGCCGCGCCAGCGAACCTCAATATCGCGGCAGCCGGTGGAGGTTTGGATTGAAATGGTCGCCATGGTTTTGTGAATAGGTGGTTGGATTAACTGAGTTAAGTCAGAGCCAGCGCTGAGTTAGCGCGTAGCCGCCGTTGGTGTCAGGCTCGCCGTTGCGGGTGCCGTGCGGCTCCGGCGTGCCGTCAGGCCAAATGGCATGGCCAAGGCAATAGACAGCCTGAAAACCCATATCCATCCCGCAGCCTTCGATTTTCAGCTGGCCCCGGCGATCGCAAAAAACAAAATCAGCAGCGGCGCAAACATCCCAAGTGATGCGGTGCGGGCGATTGTCGCGCATCACGTAGAGATCAAGCCAGCGGGTCATCCCGCTTTTGGATACGTGCTGGCACTGTGTATAGATCTCTTGGCCTGGCTTGAGGATCTCGCGCAGGTAATCAAGCGATTCTTGGCGCTCTTTTTTGGTGGCTCGCATCGTGGTTAGGTGGTTTGTGGTTAGTAACTGGGCTAGGTCAAGCGGCGGCTTTATCAGCAGCCATCAGCGGCAGGACCGCAGCGTGGCAGAGCACAAAACCGGCGGCCCATTTGCCAGCGACGCCGTCGGAGTTACCGCGGGCAGCGTCGGTGACGGCGGAGATACCGCAAGCGGCGCCGATGACGGAGCAGCTGATGGCGATGGTCAGGAGAGCGTTGCGCATGGCCGTTTGGCTTGACTGACGTCAACCTAGTCCCTACCTAGCCACCTAACTAGGTAAGTTAAGGACGCTTAGCCAATTGGCCTAGCCCTGCGCTTGGCCCATATATAGATAGAGCGACGCCATAAGCCCGGCCATATCGCAATTGACCCATTGATTTTCGCCGCAGGTGGCCGTCAGGGTGCCATCAGGCAGACGGCCAAATTTTGCGCTGATGCCTCGCCCGTTGTTGATAATTATTTTGTCAGTTTGCATTAGTAATTTCTCCGACAGTTGGGATTAGTTACAAATAACGATTGCATTTTTCAGAGATATAAACTGCCCGTTTTTCTCAGGGCCGGTGATTCAAAATTTCAAACCGCGAATCGGGCGTATATCTATAGCCGATTTCGCTCGAGATCTATAGCCGTTTCCGCTCGAGATCTGAAAATTTCCGCCCCGCCGCGTAGCCGTTTTCGCTCGAGACCTAACCCGAGTCGTCGCTGACCGTGAACTGCAGGATCGCCTGCTCGATATGGCCCTGCTCTACCCACCGATAGACGGTGACCTCGTTGTTAAAAATGCCCTTACACATCAGCTCCGCAAGAATCGCGCGCAATTTCAGATTTAGCTGAACCTCCGTCAGCACGGATGCGTAGTGATACTCATAGTTCTGATCTTCCGTGTCGATGCAGATCGTGGTGTGCGGGTACTCGTGTTCCAAGTGAGCTTTATCCCGCTTCATGACACGCTGGAGAGCCAATAGGCCGCGCAGTTTCCATTTCATTAACACTAGCCGTAGTAAGAGGATCAGGCGCATGCTGTGAGCTGTGCAAGTTGACGGTGGTAGTGCTGAGCCCTCTTTAGAAACTTCTGCTCTCTAAAAGCCAGTTCTTCAGCATCAATTCGCCACACATCTGGCTTATTACCCACGGGCCGACCGATGACCAGGCAGGCCGCCGAGGGGGTAACGGAGTAGGTGTGAGATAGGGCTAGCGAGTAGGCCCCAAGCTGGTCCAGGTAGTTATCCACCAGGTCGGCAGTGCGGTGGCGCTTACTGGTCTTCCAATCGATGAGAGTGACCTCCGGCCAATCGGCGCAGTAGGCCAGCAGGTCGAAGGTGCCACTAAATCCGCAGATCCCGCCGATGCCTGGATGCCACACCGGCTTCTCCATGGCGAGGGGCTCGACCACATTGGCCTCAACCCAGGGCATCATCGAGTTCAGGTAGCCATTGAAGGCCAGGTGGCGTTTCACCTCCTGCCCGCTCAGATGGTTCTCCAGCTGCTCGTGGACCCAGCTACCTCGCTTACATGCCCGGGCGCTCTCTTGAGCCGCTCCTGGCCGCTCTAGCCACGCCTGGAGCCTCGCCTTGGTCTCTGGGGGTGAGGTCTCGCCGAGAATCGTCGTAACGCTTGGCAGCGTCCCTGCTGGCGTCTCGTAACCGCGTCTGTCCTCCCTGCGCTCAACGTGTGGATCGAGCTCGGGGAAGCTAAGCCGCATCGAAAGCCCCTGGGTGGTGTTGGCGTTTGGCTTCAAGGTAGGCGTGGCGGGCTTCTTCCTCCGTGTTGAAGGTGCCTAGCCACACATGCTTTTTACGGATGACGATCTTTGCTCCAAACTTCCCGTTGGGAAGCTCGATAGCTCCGTGACCGACCTTGTTTTCGCTGTTGAGCGTGGGTGTACTCAGGCGCAGGTTGAACCAGCGATTGTCATCCCGAACTCGATTGATGTGGTCAATCTGTCCATCAGGCCAAGAGCCCGTCATCCAGAGCCACACCACCCGATGAAACCAGTACTTCTGGCCATCGATAGAGAGCCTGCGGTGACCTCTTACGTGGGTGTCTCCAACGCTTTGGCCTTTTCTACGCCCGGTCTTGGCGATCAGCTCGCCGGTGATTGGGTCGTACTCAAACCATTCCCAAACGTCTGCAGCGGTGATCATCGGTAGCTATTGAGCAAGCGGACGTTGTCGCCTGTCACTACCTGCACCAGGCATGACTCTCCGTAGCGTCGGTGGGCTTTATCCCGAACGTCGGCAAAGCTTTTGCCTTTCATGACCTGCCTAAGAGGTCGCTGGTCCCTAACTCGGATGAGGACCTCGTACCAAGATTCTTTCTTGGCCATCAGACCCTCCTCCCTTGTGAGTTGACGACGGTGAGGTTGATCCCGTGGATCAGGCGGAAAGCCTTTGCGGCTGCTGCGCACATTTCGCTATCCACCCACGGGTGCGCGGAGTGAATATCAGGGTCCCACTCGCTGTCCGAGTGACTTCTAGGATGCCGAAAGAAGTGACCTTGTTCGTTGCGAAGGTAGTAGCGCACGGGTGTTCGATAAGTGGTGGAGAACATTCCTGTTTGACGTAGCTATCGAGATGGTTCGGCACAAACTTGAGGTTGTCCCAATGGTTGTCGGTGGCGTCGCCATTGATATGAACGATGGCGCCCCGCTGGGGATCAACACCGGTTTGCATAAACCAGATGACCCGATGTTCTGAGAACTCCTCGTTGGAGACCCGAACCCGGCGGTGAGGCTTATCGCCGTTTTTGACCCAACCAATGCGACGCTTCCAAGCCCTGTGCCGTAGGTGGCCGCTGTTGGGGTTGTATTGCAACAGCTGGTGGAGCTCCCATAGGGGAGGCATTGGAATACGTTTTGCCATAAGTGCTGTCATAGAGGTGAGTCTCGCCGTGAGACACACCCCTACTTAGCTCAGTTGAGTGGTCAGAAAGCGGGTTTGAAAGGATCTCCACCCATTAGGAGAGCCTTGAGGTCAAAGCCGGCTTCCACCACCTTTTGCCAGGCAGCGTCGACTTGGGATTCGATCTTGGGCTGACGGCGCTTACCGGGCATGGGGGTGACGCTGTAGCGCTTATCCATGCCAGGTGCCTGAGGCGCTGCAGAACGAAGTCGTAGGCGCCGGGCTCAGCTTCGATCTCCTCGTCGCTCAGAGCTTCGATGATCGGTGCTGCAATGCCGGTCTGGTGGAACTGGAAGACCTGGACGCGCTCATCGTCGTAGTTCCACACCGCGAAGGCATAGAACGCCTTGCATTCGGAGGGATCGGCGGTGGCGCCTTCTTCAGCAGCGCGGGTCTTGATGTCAGCAGGTGTGGGCTCAGAAGCAAAGCGGAGAGGGATGCGTCCCCCGTCGAGCCTTACTGGCCCAGCACTGCCAGCCGGCGAGGCTGTCATCACCCAAGAAGGTGATGCGCAGTTTGTCACCCTCGCTCACGGAGCTTGGATTCAGGTAGTTTCCACCGCTGGACGCAGACTTGCGAGCCTCGAAGGCTTCTTTGACGGTGGAGCTAAGGAGAGGCATGGCGTTGTTGCCGTTGTGCCTCGCAACTCTACTAAGTAGCTAGCTACCTGTCAACTTAATTAAGGAGGGCCATCCGTTCTTCCGGCAGGTCGAGCTGCTTGGTCTGTGCGTACCGCACCACCACCTCGCAGACCTCGCTCCGGTTCATCCCCCAGTGCTGAGCGATGGCGTCGAGCGAATCCCAGGCAGCGTCGGTCAGGCTCAAATTGCGGGTGCGCTTATCGCTATTCCAGTGGTTGCGACGTTGAGTGCCTCCGCTGGGCCTATCTCGGATAGCAGCGCCGCAGGCGATGCGGCTGTTGGCTGTTTCTTCCGACATTGATCACCTAGTTAGGTACTCAAGCAACCTTACCTCATGTTCAACATCGGGGCTATAGCGCTGAGCCACAGATCCTCCTCGCTGGTGGTCACTGCCTCGGCAATAAAAAAGCACCTCCCCCCGGAGGTGCCCTCTTTTAGCTCCCACATCCTACCTAATTATCTGAGGTTTAGCACCGGGGCGATAGCTGTCAGCCACAGATCCTCCTCGCTGGTGGCCACTGCCTCAGCAATAGCTGGTAGGTCCTTGATCAGCTGAGCGCCCACCACCTTCTTACCCATCAGCAGGGGCTCCATCGATTTGCACATCCCCCGAAGCTCGGGCAGCTCGTCCATCCAATCAATGCCGCCGGTAGCAAACGCCATCCGTAGGTGCTTGCCCAGAGCTTTTGCCACCTCCTGCTCGAGCTCCACCGGTATCTCCCGACTCGTATCCACACCCAGGTCGAGCAGCCCCGCTACAGCGCTGAACACCTCCACCGGTCCCATCACACCGTCCGGGGCATCACCGGAGGTGATGCGGCTGTTGGCTGTTGTTGTTGGATATGTGAGTAGGTCGGCGTGCTCCCACAGCTTCTTGAGGGTGCCTGGGCATTTGGGTCCCTTCTCCTTCACCTTCTTACCCTGACTCCTCGCAATGGCCAGGTTGAGTTGGCCGATAGCCACCAGAAGCTTGGGGGCTGGGTCTCTCAGCTTGCCGGTGGCGAAGCCGTGGATTTGTGAGCTGTGGACGCAGCGACACTGGAGGGTCTGCTCCGCCAGCTTGATTAGCTCGGGCTGGCTCCACTGCCGAGCCCACGCTTTCCACACTGCCTGCCACTGCTCCCGCCCGTAGAGCATCGTTTCATCGAGGGTCCGATCAGTACCTGGGGCCTTTGGCTCGCCGGTCAGGATCGTAGGCATTAGGGGCACCTAGTTATGTACATAGCCACCATATCCCTCAATCGTGGCTCCGCCATCAACTGAGTTAAAAAACAGAGGGGTGGGGGTGGGGGGTTTTTGGGTAAAAGTCATTAAACCCACTGCCCTCACTACGATCTACCTACGAGTAAAAGTCCAATAAGTAAAACTAGAAAATGAGTGAAAGATCTAACCCCCGTGAGTAAAAGACCACCCCTTGAGTAAAAGGTTCCTAGTCCCTCACTGGGTTCTTCCCACTTCCACTCACTTTCCCTCCATACCCCCCTCCCCAATACTCCCAAGGGGGCTTACCGCCGGTGCTCTCCCTCCTCTTGCGCTCTATCCCCCAGCTCCCCACGTACAGCTCCGCCAGCACCCTGGCCACTGTTTGCTGTGACTTGCCTAAGTGAGCTGCCAATTCTGACTGAGTTAGGGCACCTTCAGGCCCACGAGATTGCAGCGCTTTGAGCACGGCTTTTTCAGTCTTTTTCAGGGTCTCGACGCCCTTCTCATCGGCGTTCATCCCACTCAGCTCAAAGCTCAAATCCTCTTTGCTGCCCGCCAGCGCGAAGGTGTCGCCCCGCTGGCTCACACCAGACCGATCCTTGAGGATGGTCAGGCTGAACTGGTCGTCCTCTCCCACCGTGATGCCCCAGACATCAGAGCAGCCATTAACGATGTAGGCGCTGCCGTAGAGATCGCCCATGGTGACGCGATCCCGCACCCCGTTCTTGCTTTTGTCCTGCTTCCGCAGGTGGTGGGTGATCAAGATGGCGCACCCCTCCTCCGCCGCGATCTTGTTGAGCTTGTAGAGGTACATCCCCGCTTCGCTGTCCGACAGCTCAGCACCACCGGCAAACAGCGACCCGAAGCTGTCCATCAGCACGTATTTCGCCTGGTGGTTGCGGATCCAGTTGCGCAGATCGGGGAACATCCCCGCGTTGAAGGCAAACTCCACATGGATATGGCCGCCGGGGTCGGCAAAATCCATCTTTTTGCTTTTCTGCTGCAGGTTGCTGTCGCTTTCGTCGGTCTGAACGATCAAAACATTGCCTTTATTGGCCTGCAGCTGCCCAAATACCTTGCGCCCGTAGGCCGCGGCTTCGGCAATCCGGTAGATCAGCACCGATTTGCCCACACCGCCATCGCTAGCCACCATCGTCACGCAGTTGGCCGGTAGCAATCGCTCGATCGCCGGGATGATCGGCTTGGCGTTCTTGACCACATCGCTCCACTTGCCGCCAACGGCGGGGTCGTTCTCCTGATCCAGGTGGCGCAGCAACGTCTTCATCTCTCGCTCCGTACACCCCAGTTTCTTCTGCAGCCGCTGATAGGCAACCTCCCGCGCAGCCGGTTGCTCCAGCTCATCGATGTACTGCAGGTTTTCCTTGAGCTGGGTGAGGGTGTGGGTGACCTCTTTGGCCACCTCTTTCACCTCAATCTCGGTAGGTGGCAGCAGATCCTTGGGGAAGGGCCACGGTGGCTCGTCGAATTTGACTGTTGTAACCCCGTCGCTTACTTCAGTACGGCGCGCCAGGTGAACGAGGGTGCCCATGTTGGCTTGGGCTCCCTTGCGCTTCTTTGATTTAGCGACCGACTTCATGGCCTTGAGCAGGTCGCCGCTGCAGCCAAAGTCCTCACTGTTTTTGAACCAGTCGGTGGGCTCCAGGATCGGCACCGCGTCCTCACCGAACTCGTGCCAAAGCGCGGCCAACAGTGACCGATAGCCGTCCACCTCGTAGCTGGCCTGGAATCGAGTGCCTTTGGCGCCGCCTCGGCATGGCCAATACGCCGACATTTCTTGCACTAATCGGATCCGCCGCTTGGTTGAGCAGCTGTCGATTGGCTGCGGGCCTTCCTGCTTCTGGCCCCCGCCGCCCTCGAGCTTGCCCTCTTCAAAGCCCTGATCAACGCCAAACTGGCGGATCATTGCGCCGATCAACCACGTTGGTGCCTCAGCAATTCCGACCTGCTCCGCGCTGGCACCCTCCATCCACCGGAAGTGCCAATCAGAACTCTTGGGATGCTCGCCGCAGATCACTGATTGAATCGGTTTGGGGTTGGGGCCGCCCTCTTCATCCCAGCCGCACTCCCACCTGAACTCCAAGTCCTGCAACTTTGCGCTCCAACCCGAAAGCAGCGAGTTCCATTGCGGGTCGATGCGCAGCAAAACTCGGCGCCGGCCCGGCCTGCCGCTGATCACGGTGGCGGAGGGAGGTAGGTCGTCACTTGGCCTGCCCGTCACGGCGCGGAAGGTGCGCTCGGTCTGCTCTAGATCGTCGGGATTGGCGTCGAAGTCCACCGCCATCACACCTGACCATCGACCGCTCACCATCCCAAACCCGTTGGGGCGCAAGCCACTAGGAGGTGTTGCCTCAAGTATTTCCTGCGGTGTCTTCAGGTTGCCCGGCTGATTCCAGCCCGTATATTTCGGTGCCTTGTCCTGGACCCAGCAGTAGTGCGGTCCCTCAGGCAAGCCCTTAAAAGCAGCATGGTGCTTGCCGTTCAACCCGTTTGGCATCTCTTTCTAATTACCGAGTTTGAACTTAGCTGAGTAACCTTGCCAGAGCAACCCTTAGTTAGGTATGCTCTACCAGTGCTACAGCAATGCCATGACATCGCACCTAAAAGTACGAGTTCAGGGCCTACTTGAACCTGAACTAGCCAAGATCGTTTTAGATCGCGCTAAGGAAGGTCGGCGCCCCGTCTCCCGTGAAGTCGAGCATCTGATAGCGCTCGGCATCAAAGCTGAGGAGGCGCTGTGAAAGAGAAAGAATTTCACGGGATGACCGGGACCCCGATCTATCACGTTTGGAACGGCATGCGTGCGCGATGCAATAACCCCAATAACAGCGCCTACAGAAACTACGGCGGTCGGGGGATAACGATCTGCTCAGAGTGGAACGACAGCCTGCTGTCTTTCTTGAAAGATATGGGCAACCGGCCAAGCGATGAGCACGAGCTGGACCGGATAGATAATGACGGGCCTTACTGCCGGGAAAACTGCCGGTGGGTGCTGCCTGCCGAAAACGCCCGTAACAAGCGGGATAACCGCTTATTTGACGTAGATGGCGTAACTAAGTGCCTCCAAGACTGGGCCGAGGAGTACAAAATTCCTACCCCGACCCTCTGGCACCGCGTCACCGAGATGGAGCTGTCGATGAAGGAAGCGCTTGCTTACACAAACAGCAAGCTGCTCACCGTTAAAGGAGTTACCAAGACGCAAAACCAGTGGTGTGAAGAGTTGGGATTGAACCCAAGCACTGTCTGTGGGCGGATAAAGCGTGGCTGGTCGCACGAGCGTGCACTGGGGGTGGCATGAACCATCCAAATAGAGCGCTGCAATTGGATGCTTCCTTTGACACTTTCTGCGCTGAAAACCCCTGAGGTCTTCGAGCAGTTCCGCATGCTGGCGGTGAAGCTCAAGGCCAAGGGGTTTGACCGGTGGGGGGCCAAGGCCATCTGGGAGGTGCTGCGCTACGAGCTGGCGATCAACACCACCAACTCGGTGAAGGATTACAAGCTCAACAACAACCACGTCAGTCGCATGGCGCGGAAGCTCATGAACGAGGAGCCCGACGACTTCGCCGGGTTCTTTGAGCTGCGCAAGCTCAAGACCGATACCGAGCCTCTGATCTTCACAAAAACGCCCGCGCCGCTTTTTCGTGGTTGACAGCTACCTAGTTAGGTTGCTAACTTGACGCAGTCAACACGACACCTACTCACAAGTGACTGCTCTTTACCGCTGGGCCGAAGACTCCGAGACCGCTCTCCACGAACGGGAGATCTCAAAGGCCGACGACGATCTTGATCGCGCCTTCTGCTACCTGACTGAGTTGCTAGCAGAGAAAGACCCTAGGTACGCCACCAAGGATGGCTATCCGAAGGTCATGCACGAGTGTGCCCGCGAGCTGCTCGACACTCTCAGCTACCGCCTCGCCAAAGGTGGGTTGGTGTGAGCCGTTCATTCCTCGCCGTCGCCCTGTTCGGTTTGATGGCGCCCGGGGCTAACGCCCAGCAGCTTCCCTACAGCTCGCAATATCAGCGGAGCGGGCCGATCAATGCCTATCCGCAGCCGCAGGTCCAGTACGTCTACGTGCCGTACCCGCCGCAGCCTCAGCCCTACATGTACGGGCCGCAACCCGTTCAGCTGCCACCTCCTATCTGTCAGCCGAACTCCGAATACGTGACCACTCCCGGCGGTTGATCCGCTTCCTAATCACCAATGACCATGCCCCTGACCGAAACCCAGGCTGAATGCCTATCGCCCCTCAGCCTCACCGACCTGCTCACCAACCGAGTTGGTTGTGATGCCCTCATCCGCGCCCTGATGGGCGTTCGATCCCAGCTCCATCAGATGCCGCTCAAGGATCAGAGCGACGTGGAGAAAGAGATGAGCCTGCTGCTCAACGACTTCGCGCGCGCTGTTGGTCAGACGCGTATCAAAGTCGCTTTCGATAAAGCTGAGCTGATCCGCCGCCAAAAGCTGGCCAAAAACAATGCCGACGCGAAGCAGGACTTTCACCGCGAGCCGCCGGTGATGCTCGAACTCAAGCGGGCCGCCAAACCCACCAAGCCGGTGCTGCCTCGCCAAACCGCTCGCGGTCTTGTTGCCCTCTGGGTTGATAAGTGCGAGCGCGAAAATCAGCGCCGCTTTCAGTTCAAGTTCTTCTGCGACTTCGTCGAAAGCCAGTGGCTTGGTGGTGAGCATGAGTGGCACCCCGAAGACTTGGAGAAGGGCGAGGCCAATGCGCCCCGCTGGCGCGTCACTGCCCAGTCGGCTTTGCAGGATGAGCGCAACACCCGCGTCGCCTACAACAAAACCTTGAAGGTGTGGTCGATCCTGTGACTAAGCCCTATCACCAGGTCCGAGTCGACAACATCGTCTGGGCCATCAAAGAGTTGCGCCGCAACTATGTAGTCGTCAGAGACGACACCTTCACTGCCTTGGAGTACAGACCCAAGGACGAAAAGCTGGCCAGCCACATCACCAAATTTGACGGTGCGGTTGAGGCCCTCGACCACCTGCTTGTGATCATCAACAACGGCAAATGACCACCACCAACGTCAAACGCGGCTACAAGATGAACGGCCTATCGATCTCCCAGCATTTCGAGATGCTGGGTCCCTGCTTCAGCGCTGACACCGAGACGGCGATGGCGCCCAAAGCCTTCGAGGGTCGGGACTGTGTCCGCCTGTTCCAGGCTTACAACGAGAACCACTCCTTCTGGTTTGACCTCAAGGAATTCACTGACCAGGACTGGGCGGAGCTGAAGTTCTGGCTGGAAATGCCGGAGCTCGAGATCATCTTCCAGAACGCGGCCTTCGACATCCGGGTGCTGGCGGGCTGCGACATTCAGCTGCGCGGCACCATCCACGACACCATGCTGCTGAGCTGGTTGCTGAACAACGGCATGCCCGGAGTCAGCAACTCGCTCGAGGCCATCGCCCGCCGCGAGCTGGGGGTTGCCCTAGATAAGTCGGCGCAGAAGTCCGATTGGATGAACGTCGAGCTCAACAACGAGCTCATCCGTTACGCCACCCAAGACGCTCAGGTCACCTACGAAGCCTTCCACAAGCTGCACCCGAAGGTGCTCGAGCAGGGGCTCGGCATCGCTTACGAGGTGGAGCTGAAGGCCCTGGCGCCAACGATTCAGATGGAATCGACCGGCCTTTATATGGACCGCGCCGAGATTGATGAGCAGGTTGCGGAACTCACCGAAACGCGCGATTCTTCGTTGGGATCCTTCATTGAGGAACTTGACGCCGAACTGCAGTCATTCGGTGCCGAGCCGCTTCCCCGCCTTGATGACGGGTCCTTCAACCTAAATAAGGTAACCAGGGGCTCAGTCCGGCTGGGCACCAAGGTTTATGCAGGTTTCAACCCGGGCTCCAGCACCCAGCTGCTGAAGCGCTTTGCCGACATCGATGTCACTCCGGCTGATCCAACCGGCAAACCCAGCTGCGATAAGAAATACCTGACCGCCTTCAAACACCGGACGGTGGTTGATACCTACCTGACGTGGAAGCGAGCAGACAAACATCTGCAGATGTGTCAGACCCTGATCGATGCTCAGCGCGATGACGGTCGGATCTATGCCCGCTTCAACCAAACCGGCACCTTCACTGGGCGTTACTCCAGCAGCAGCCCCAACCTCCAGAACATCCCTCGCGGTGCAATGCGCTATTGCTTCCAAGCGCCTGAGGGTCGTGCTCTGGTGGATTTGGACTACGGCGGCATGGAGCTTCGCGCACTATGTTCCCCGCGCATCGCCGATGAACCGCGAATGAGGGATGCCTTCAATGACGGTCGGGATGTCCACCGTTACACCGCCTCGCTGATGTTTGGCGTCGACCCCGACGACATCACTGATGAGGAGCGCCGCCAAGCCAAGGCCACCAACTTCGGCCTCGCTTATGGCTCCGGCGCCGGTGGGTTGGTCAACTACTTCCAGTCGATCGGCCAGACCATCTCGCTGGAGGAGGGCTCGGCCTTCCGTGATGCCTGGCTCAAGGCTTACCCAAACATCGCCAAGTGGCACCAAGACTGCCGCAACTGGGTTGAGTCAGACCAACCTGTGCAGATGGTTGATGGGCGCCGGCGCTTCCTGGTTGGTGAGGCCCGCAAGCACACCACCATGGCCAACAACATCGTGCAAGGCTCCTGCGCCAGCGCCATGAAGCTGGCCCTCTACGCCATCTACGAGCGACTGCCCAAGATCGACAAAACCGCTCGGCTGGTCGGGGTCATCCATGACGAGGTGCTGATCGAGTGCGACGCTGATCAGGCGGGCACCATCTTGGAGATGGCAGAGAAGGCAATGGTTGAGGCTGGTAAAGAGATCTTCGGAGACGAGATCCTGCTCGAGGCCGAGGGTGGAGTCGGTGACAGCTGGGGGGCTTGCAAAGGATGAGCGACGCTGTCTCCCCCGATCACTACCGCCAGGGCGAGATCGAAACGATCGACGCCATCAGGGCGGCGCTGGGTAAAGAGGGTTTCGAGTCCTATTGCGCTGGTAACTGCCTCAAATACGTGTGGCGCTACCAGTTCAAGAACGGACTCGAGGACCTGCACAAAGCCAACGTCTACCTGAGTTGGTTGATTGACTCCCGAACTGAGTAACATGTGGTTACTTACCTACCTTCGCCATGGCCGGCAAAAAGAAGGGGCTGTACGCAAATATTGCAGCGAAGCGGAAGGCCGGCAAAAAGCCCAGGCGCAAAGGCGCCAAGGGCGCTCCTTCCGACGCGGACTTCAAGCGGGCAGGCCAAAACCGCCAAAAAGAAGTGATGGATATTCGCTCAGAAGTGATTAACAAGTTGCGGTTAGCTGTATCTCAAGCCACCGCTGGGGAGATACACAGAGCCGTAGAATTTCTAGCCTTTGCGAGAGAAGTTCGGGTCGGAAAGCATGATCTCAGGAGGAAAGGTCGCGTCCTCACCCAGCAGGTCCGAGGGGGTGGGCAGTGAATTACGACGATGCCATTGATCGGATGGTTGAGCGTTATGTCAGATCTTTAGATCAATCCGAACCACCTGCCCCCGATCAACCCAAACGCGCGAAACAGCGTTTAAGTAAACGCTTCTTAGCTCGCTTTTCTCAGCCTCGTCCCAGCAGCGCGGATCGCTTAGCGCCTTGATCATCAGCTCCTCTTTGGGGGTGCGCGCTGTTCTGAGTTGCCTGAGCTTCTCTCGCTTGGCCTCAAGAACTGGCTCTAAGTCCGGGTCGTGAAACTCGCTGAGCTTGGCGATCTGTTTCTCTAAATCGTCAGCCTCTGGGTTGGCCTGGTCGGTGCGACTGACTAAATCCTCGGCTCGAGCTGAGAGTGCCCGGTTGAGTTCGGAGCTGATGAAGTCTTCCCGGGTGCCCTTGTACTGAGAGATGCAGCTGCGAGTGCGGCAAATCACTGCGGGGTGCGTGCGACCGCCGGCATAGCCGACACGATTCTCACAATTGGGGCACCAGCAGAGGCCACTGAGCAGGTTGGGTTCCAGGTTCACGTTGCTGCCCCAGCGCCTGCGGTTCTCGGAAAGCTGCAACTCAATCTCTGGCCAGACCTCCGGGTCGATAAGCGCTTGGTGTTGGTTCCAGTAGATCTCATCAAAAACGTGGTTAGCGCGCTGGCCATAGCCGATTCCGCCCCTGAGGATGGGGTTAACCAGCCAGGCTCTGACGCCGCGGCAGGTGCTCAGGGGGATGTCCCCTTGATACCTGTCTAGGGCCGTATTCATGCGCCATTTGCATAACTGCAATGTTCTTAAAAATGCTGTTGCGTATTCCCACTGCTCGGGGTCTGGCTCGATCTTGGTTTTGTCGGCGCTGATCCTGTAGCCCCAGGGGGCTTTGCCTCGAGCTGGCATGCGCTTGGCCCGCCGGGCTTCCAGCCCGCGGCGGATCCGCATGCTGAGCATCTTGCTCTCCATCTCCGCCAGGCTGGTGCTGAGCCTCGCCATCAAAAAGCCGGTGGGGGTTTGGGCTTCGATCTCTCCGCCGTCGAGCGTGGTGATCCTCACCCCGCGCTTGCCCGCCAGGACAATCAGCGAATCAGTGGCGGTGGCGTCGCGGCCTAAACGATCGACGCGGGTGGCCACCACCTCCGACACTTTGCGGGTGTCGATTAGGTCCATCAGCTCGAGCAGGCCCGGGCGGTCGGAGTTCATTCCTGACTCCACATCGGTGATGACGCGGTCCACCCCCGCGGCTTCGATGCGCGAGATCTGGTGCTCCAAGGCGCTGAGTTGCTCGCCGCTGGCGGTGCTCACCCGGCAATAACCGATCCGCTGGGGAGAAATACCCAAGTTTGGTAGCGCCGTGAACATCAATAACCCTAGTTACCTGTTTATCTGGGTATGTCAACACAGGTTATTACAGTGCCCACCACAGAAAACCCAGTCCTGGACACCCTCTCCACCGCAGAGCTGGTCGCTCAAGACATTCGTGATGCCCTCGCGCAGCTGTCAGATCACGCAACAAATCACGAGGATGATCTGACCAAGGCTCGCGCTTGGACCAACAACCTCATGGCCTTGAGGGCGCTTCTGCTGTCTGAATTAGAGCGAAAGCAGAAGATTGCTTACCCAGTTGCTAAATAGAGGGTGAATAACTCAATTAAGTGACCGTGGCCGACACCATTCAGTTCACGGATGCGGCAAAGTTCTACGCCGAAGAACCACATCAGATCGCAGCGTGGGAGTACCTCCAACAGGAGGTCTCCGCGCCGGTGGTGTCGGAGTTCGCTCGGATCTATCGCACCGTTGTTGAGCCCGAGGTTCCGACCGGTGGCACCAATCCGCTGACGGTTCCTTATGACTGCCAGCTGGACAACCCGAGCGGTGATGGTTGGCGCGAGTGCTTCAGCTCTAGTTGCGCCATGGCTGCCATGTACTGGGGCGTCATCAAAGAGCCCAACGAATATCACCGCAAGCGGCCCAGCTTCGGGGACAGCACCGACCCCTCCGCCCAGATCCGCTGCCTGCAGAGCTTCGGGCTCCAAGCCCGCTTTGTGCAGGTGGGCAGCATCGAGAAGCTGAAAGCTCAGATCGATCGGGGGCGGCCAGCGCCGGTGGGCTTCCTGCACCACGGCACCGTCTCCGCTCCATCAGGTGGTGGGCATTACATCCTCGCCATCGGCTACACCGACACCCACCTCATTGCTCATGACCCTTACGGGGAGCTGGATGTCGTCAATGGCGGCTACCCCAAAACCGGAGGCACCTATGGCAAAGAGATTCGTTACTCGTGGAAGAATTGGGCACCCCGGTGGAGCGTGGCGAATGATCACGACGGCTGGGGTCTTGACATCTGGCATCCCGGTCAAGCTGCCCCCAAGCCTGAGGGTTCTGTCGAGTCGCCTGCCGCCACTCCCACCAAGACTGGTGCGAAGGGCCAGCAGCTGATTCAAGACTTTGAGGGTTGTGAGCTCACCGCCTATGTCTGCCCCGCTGGTGTGCTGACTATCGGCTACGGCCACACCGGCCCGGATGTTCACCGGGGCCAGACCATCACCAAAGCGGTGGCCCAGCAGTTGTTGCGTGATGATCTCGCCCGCTTTGAGAAGTCGGTCTGCGACTTGATCACTGTCCCCCTTGATCAGGAGGAGTTTGATGCGACGGTCTCGTTTACTTACAACTGTGGCGCGGGTGCTCTTGCTGATAGCACTCTCCGCCGTCGCCTTAATGGCGGAGAACCAAAGCCAAAGGTCTTTGCCGAGGAACTGCCCCGCTGGACCTCTGGAGGAATGCCTGGTCTAGTTCGGCGCCGTGATGCTGAGGTCAAGCTGGCCAACCAAAAGCAGTACCCCTAGCGCTTGGCCTTTTTCTTGTCGGCGGTTGCTGGCGCCATGAAGGTGGCCTTCAGGTATTCGCGCTCATCGAAGGTGGGTAACTGCTCCAGGTGCGGTTCCGGGTTGGGGATTACTTCTGAGTCAGGGTTGCCGGGCTCCTCAAAGACAGTTGCCGGGGCCTTGATCAGTTTCTCCAGCTCCTCGATGGACTTGGTGCCCAGGATCAAGGCGCAGTTGGCGGCGCAGTAGGCGCGCACCTCATCGCGTTGAGTAAGCAGCGCCGCTGGGGCCGTCACGGCCTCATCAGCTGAACGGGTGGACTCGGCTGCCCTGGCGTACAGATAGTCGGTGGCCTTCAGATTGCCGTTGGCAGCAGCCACCTGCTGATCGCAGAAGCCGGTTTGCACATCAGCTAGGTCGCGCTCTGAGTAGCTCCAGCTGCCATCTGGATTGCAGGGCGAATTGACAATGTAAAAACGATCGTCAGGGCGCGGTGCAGGAATCACCTGCTGAAAACCCAGACTCATGAAGGTGTTGTGGCTCGCACCGGTGGAGGTGTAGGTGATGCCGTCGTAAACAAAAGGAGTGCCGATGCGAAAATGCTTCAGGGTCTCCGGATCCAAATAGAACATGGCTACGTGGGGTGAAAATTACCGGGCTGTAGCCGGTGAAGTGTTACTCGCCCCGAAGGGGTTCTCGGCGAAACAGGCATATACATAAGTGCCTGTACTGTTAAAACGATCGGTGTTATTTCTCAATTTGAAACCATTGCTCAAAATATCAATGTCATTACTTCCAATGCCACCACCTTCTCCGTTGGTTTGATTGGGTCTCAGGTTTTGGAAAGCTGGGTTATCGATGCTCCTTGTAGTGTCAACAATTGACCAGTCTTCATCAGCAGTGGCGCGCTTGGTCAGGATGAAGGCAGGACGGAAGCCGGTCACAATTACGGGGCCGTTCGGATCACCATTGCCCGTATAGCTGCCGAATGCGGAATAGCCGGGGATGGCAGTCCAGCAATAAGCTACAAACGTAGCTCCTGGGAAGTTAGTAGTGTTTGCAGAGCCCACATAAAAATTGGTTTCGTCAGGCGCAGTGTTGGCCCAAATGGTGCTGTCTGAAATTGCGCCATCGGGATTAGACAAAATGAAGTATTTGCTAGGCCCCGTTTCACTTAAATAAACAGCAGGGTTTCTTGTGGTGCCACTTTTAGCAAATGTGAAAATCATGTCAGGCGCTTTGCCTAGTCCATGGGGAACTGCCGTTGTCGTGGGGTTTTGGCCTGTGTACTGAACAATGTTGAAGCCGGATGTAGCAGGATCGGCAGCATTCCAACACCAAGCGACAGAATTACCTGAAGGTGCAACGTAGTCAATTGCTTGGCTATTGGTAGGCAACGTGTTGGCTTTATTGCCGCCAAAAATAGCGTTTGTAACGCTATCAACGAGCTGGTGCTGATTGGTATTTACCCTGTCCTTGATCCACCAGAGACCGTTGGGGAAGGTTTGTTGAGCTGTACCCAATATGCCGCCAAAGCCATTACCAGCCAGAGCAAGGTTACTGTTAACGGTATTCTTTCTCATCCTCACATAACGGAAAGGAGTTGCTGTGCTGATGTTAATAAAATGATCAATAGATGCTGTGTAAGTCCCTTCATCAACCTGTGTCCAACTGTTAGCAGAACCGTCAAGCGACACCAGGGTCGTAATTGGTTGATAGGCAGGAGTACCACTCGTAACCCAATAGCCAGCAGAACCTTGGAAACCAGGCAAAGCAGATGTCACTGGGCCACCCATGTCATAAATGACACTAGAAGTCGCAAAAGCACCAGTGGGTGTTGCACCAACGAGGTCAGTTAAGATCGCAGCTTGCTGAGGATCAGGATTAGAGTCTCCACCTTCGTTATAAACAAGGTAACCCTGCCCTGGTCCAGTAATCGCCTGGAAGTGATCCCTGCCGTCAGGAATCGGGGCCGCTGGTAGGTTCTGGGTTTGCAGTGCAACCGTTCCAGCAGGTGGGGTGTGAATAAATGGCTGCTGTCCAAAGTTATAATTGGTATTTCCTGTAGCAGAACAACCAAAGAAGTTAAGTGGTTGATTTTGTAAAGCCAATCCGCCGCCTAGAGCTGTCTCCAGATCTGCGAAAGTATACGTACCTTGACTAATGCCATTAGCCCAGAATGACATTTCTTGATCATCAATGTTGACACGTATTGCCCAATTCCAGTTAGCAGTCTGGGGTACGCTAGGAGTCAACGCCATCGAGTTCCCACCTAGTCCACCAAACACAAGGTTGTTGGTGAAGTAGACACCAGGCGGACCAGCACCAAGTGGGGATCCTACCGGCAGTAAATCATCACCGGTAGTAATATCAAATTGAGCATTACCATTGTTTCCAGTGAATTCAAAATAGTAATCGCCTTTCGTTAGACCGAGAATTGTTGCAGACGGTGTTGGGGCAGAAGGTGCTGTTGCTGATGTCGTTGTTAAGTTTGCATTAGTAAGTGTTCCTGCAGTGGGATCAATAGCATTCAACGTCGCATAGTTCTGCGTCGGGCTGTCCTGCATCAGGTCGTAGTCTGTGCCCGTGTTGTTTACGAGGAACCTTTGTGATCCGTTTTGAGTTACGCCAATTCGATACCAGCCACCATTGGAACCGGATACATTCCAGACAGCAACTGACTCCAAAGTAATGGCGACGCCGTCATAGAAGATTTCATCCCCACTGCCAGAAACACCTCCCATCTGAGTGCTGTTAATAGCAACTTTCTGCCCTGGGTATTGGAAAACTGTTACTTGGGTTATGTTCTCTAATGGAGGATTAAAACGCACAACAGCAGTACCAGTGTTGTCACTACCTGATCCTTGCACGAGAAATGCATTACTTGTTCCTCCGTCGAATCCATTAGCAGGAGGGTATATAACACCTTCTAGGGTGTTTGTGGTTGAGATAGACGCCAAATCCGGATTATCCGCTCCACCGTTAGCAACTGAGAAGCAGTTGGTGCTGTACACCCCAACCGGGTCAGTGTTAAACCCAGTCGCCGTGAAGTCGTTGCCGTTGCCGCTGCTGTCCTTGCCAAGGTCATCAGGGTCAGCAAAGTCAAGGTGGAAACCGTTGACGCCGAATGAGTTGTTGACGCCATCTAAATAGACTTGACCATTAACAATTAACTTAGCCCAACCTGCCACATCACCAGATCCAGAAGTTTCATATAATGCCAGGGAAGTTAAAGTTCCCCCAGCAATAGGGATGGAGACAGGAAGCGCAGGATTGCTATTGAGATTTGCGTTGGCGTTGTTGATCGTTGCTACAACAGTGTCGCTTCCATTGATACAAACATCAAAAGAAGTAGAGGCGTATTGACCACCACCAACTTGAATTTGCAGTGTAGTGATATTCTCAATTGGTTCAGCTGGTCTAAAGACCATAGCCAGATCTGCGGCGTCAACAACACCAGCAATATCATCACCATTGAACATTTCCTTGCGTCCATAGCCGCCAGGGTCTGAAACGGCAAACCCAGCGATGCTTGTGGTGTTCCAGTCAATAGAGCTCTTGCTAGTTGTATATACTCTATTGCTCCAGATGAATGGGTTGGTGAGGATGCGAGTCCCGTTGGCGTCGGTGATCTCAATGGCGTTTAGCTCAGGGCGATTGCTGCCATTGCTAGCGCCAAAAATCAGTGGCGTATCTGCGTCAAACTGTCCTGATGTACCGGTGAAATCTATCCAAGCCCCTGAGGTGCTCGTGCCGGTTTTTGTGGTGCCGTTGAACGTATAGAAAGAACTGGAGTTGCCAGCCCCGAAAACTCGGAATCCAGTGAATTCAATTGCTGGCTCTGGTGCAAATTGACACGTGCCACCAGGAAGACCAAAGAATCGAGTATCAGTACTGCCGTCAAAAGCTAGGGCTGGAAGGGGCGTAGTCGTTCCGGTTGGATCAAAGTCGCCAGTAACAAAATCACTCAACCGCATCTCAGCAGGTGTGAAGTCCACCTCACGTGGCACCCACACACCGTTGTCGTTCTCCCGTCCGAATGCTGTGGGCTCTAGGGCTTGACCATCGATGAAGTAGAAGTCAGCCATATAGCCTTCAAACTGAGGCTGAGGACCAGCTGCGTTTGCTCCAATACTGAAAGTACCTGCAGCGATTTGCTTGTCGTTGCCAGATACATCTGCCCATAGTTCACCGTTTACATAAACACGGTTTCGATTTCCGTCTGCTGCGCTAAACCGGTAAACAATGTGATACCAAGCACTAGGATCACGCATTTTGCGTGGAGAAGTGGAAACTGTTCCATCACTACTGGTTAGGACTGCAGCGGCGGCACCAGCAGCTGGGTTGTGATTGATGTATAGACTTGGCCCTGTCGAAGAACTATTTGTTTGATAAAGAATACAATCAACTGCTTTACCGATTGCACCGTGTTTTGACCAGAAGGACACAGTGTACTCAGTTGAACCTGCTGATTGAGTTCTGCGCAGTGTTTGGCCGCCTGTGATGGCATCACGAAACCGCAGGCTGTTAGGAATATCAAAGCCAGGGCCTGGTCCGGGGCTTGGGCCATCGGGATTATCAGGGCTGGCGCCTGCTGCCCACCACCACGCTGCACTATTCATCAGGAGATCTCGTTAGTGGGCCAACCGATATAGATGTCGTCAGCTGCGTTGACGAAGAAAGGAACTATTGCTTTTCCCTTGATCTCAATGGCGGTCATGTCACCACCGGGGCCTTTGAACTGATCAGACCAGGCAGTTGGTGCTGCATCAAAGCGGATTAGGCCGGACATACCCGCCACTTCACCTGTGGGGTTTGGAACTTGGAACCCGCCGGCGCACTCCCAATAAGGCCCGGTCGAAAGATCAAATGCTGCATCCGTCAGCGTGCGGATTGGGGTGGTCAGGCTGCCGGTGATCTCGCCGCCGGTGTCTGGAATTGGGGCGCCGCCGGTGATGCTCAGGCCGTCCGCATCCAGGGTGATGCCGCCAGAGTCTTTGACCTTGACCTTCAGCTTGCCGGCGTCATCGGCGCCTTCAAACAACAGGCCGGGCGTGGCATCTAGATCAACCGAAACCTTGGGGGTTGCGGTGTCGCCATCAGTGACCGCAATACCGGGGCCAGCGTCGATGCCGGTAATGTCCCCAGCACCTCCAACAAGTGCCCGCACCCAGCTGGTGCTCGGAATCCTCAGGCTGTTGTCATCTGCTGAAGGCTTAGCCGCATCGGTCAGCGATGGGGTTCCCTGCAGCTTGATGTTGGTCGGGCTGACTGTTTCGGTGGTGTAGGTGCCAGAAACATTGCCGAGCGCTTGAGCGTGAAACTCAAGCATTCTGTTCATTCCAAGCCGGAACTCTTCCCGAGTGACGGTTAAAGAGTCCATCGAATTGGACTGACTGCTGCTCGGTAGATCGGCCATAGCTTCAGCTCCTCAGCCCGAGTCTAATAGCCAACGCAATTAGCATCTATGAGGCAAGCAACTGGGTTGCCATCTTTATCAAACCCACTCACGTTGAAGCCGGTGGAGCTCTTGCCACCAACGATCACTGAGGACGCCTGAGGGGTGGTGGTTGTTTGCTGCAGCGTGATGTTGACCGCCTTCAGCTTGCGGAACGTAGTGGTCAGGTTGACCCTGGCGCCGCCAGCGGGGATGGCGATGTCTTCAAACGATTCGGCCACGTCGGGGTAGTCGAGGATGATGTCCACGTCTTGGATCTCGGCCAACGTCGTGCCATCGGTGCTTTGGAATCTGACGCCCAGCTCGTAGAAGCCAGCGTCGACTTTCTCGAACGGCGCCAGCGGGTGAAATTCGCCGGTGATGCCCGGGCTGACATCTCGGTAGAAGTAGTCGGTCAGCGGCGGCGGGTACATCGGATCGGTTTGCGGGTCCGGGTACATCAGATCGCTGCCCGTCGAGCCGACCCGCCGCAGGAACCACTGGTATGTGGAGGTGCTCTGTGTCAGCACCAGCAGGCCCACACCGTTGTCTTGCACTGCAAGTGGGTATAAATATTGGGCTTCGGTGCTCACGTCGATCTGCTGCAGGTTGCAGCCAGCAGCACCCTCGTAGAACTCGTCGTCTTGTGGGTCCTGATAAAACAGCTCGTCCAGCGGCGGCGGATACATCAGCCCGCTGGTGCGATTGATCACCTGCGCGTTCTCGTACTCTCCAGGGAAGCAGACATCTTTGAGGTCGATGCGCTGCACCACGTTGGTGGGGACTGCATCGGCCAAGCCGACAATCACAAACTGGATCTCTTCGCTAAGCCAGCCCGTCTGGTCTTTGGGCCGCATCATCACGGTCCAGGTGCCGGAGTCGAATAGCTCCGTCTCGAAATACTGCTGGTCGCCTGGCACGCCATCAGCAAACAGCGGATAGCCGCGGTCCCAGTCGACATTGCTGCCGGCTTTGAAACGGATGTCGAAGTAAGCGATGTCGGTGACTTCGCCCAGCGGCCACTTGTCTTGGAACGGTGGAGCGCTGGTGAAGCCCCAGCTGAAGCGCCGCATCTGCGGGGTGGAGGGCTTACGCGGCAGCGTCACCACCTCAAACAAATCCGGAATGGGCGGGTAGAGCTCAGCAATATCCACCGTGTCGGTGGCGTAGGTCTCGCCGGTCAGTCCCTCGATGGCGGTGGTCAGGTTGAACCTCACCGACCATGTCGTCAGCGCGTGGAAAGCAACCGCGTAGTAATCATCCAGAGGGGCATTGGCAATCGTGTACCAGCCGTCAGCATCAGGCGGGTTGATCCCTTTCTCCTCAGTCGGTGTCAGTGCCCGGTTGGGTTTGCACTGCAGCCGAATGCCATTCACATAGGGCGGAATGTCGACATTGAACGCCCAGCTGAATAGCTGCGAGCCGCTGCTCTGGTTGAAGTGGCTCAGCGTGGCGTTTTTGACTGGGGGCTCCGCGCCGTTGTCGCCATCGAGATCTGGCATCGGACGCCAGGTGGTGATCTCGTCGAGCTCCCTGACTTCCGACCAGGCGCTCTGCACGCCGTAGCGATCGACTGCAGCAACCCGCGCCTTGAATCGGTCGGTTGCCACAAACTCGTCGATGGGTAGCTGCTCGCGGTTATCCGCGTTTTCGTCGATTGCGTCGCGCCACACCTCATCCCAAGTGGTGGTGTCGGTGTCTTTGTCGTAGGTGCCGGCTTGCCACTGGATCCGGTACTGGCGCACCGTCAGGTCAAAGCCATTGATGACGGCGTTGGTCGGCGCTGGGATCCAGGCCAAATCCATCTTGGCTTGGTTGTTGTCCCAGATCACCTGAGCTCGTTGCCAGGTGGGAACGCCTGGGGTGACTGGCTTGTAGAGGTAGTCCTCGTCGTCGTTGAGCGGAGTGTCGTTATCGACCGAGTCGTAGATGCTCGGCTGGTAGCGGAGCGCGTTAACGGCATAAACGCCCGCCTCCTGCTGCTCCACCGTCAGGCAGCGGAAGGTTTGCGCTTGGCGGCTGTCGCTCTCCACCAAGAACGGAAAGCCGACAGTTGGCGCGGTGATGCCTGCTGAGAGGGTGAGCTGGGTGACGCCATCCACCACGGCGCCGCTGACAATGTCGCGCTGCTCTAGAGCTGGCTGCTGCCGGCGGTTGGGGTTGTTGGCCTCGTCGCCGTTAAGCACCGCCACCATGAATGAGAAGGTGCTGCTCGCCCAGCCCTCGGGCGGCTCCGGCAAGTTGGCATCGAGGGTCACTACATCGCCAGCGACACCCATAATCCGACCGCCGTAGCGGGCAGCGCCGGCGCCTTTGTTTGGATCGTTGATGTCGATCAGATCGCCAGGCCGGATCGCTTTGCCGATCTCGTTGGTTTGGAAGGTGACCGTGTCGCTGATCTCGCTTTCGGCCAGCAGCGCCCAGCGGGCTGCGCGAAGGGCCTGGGTGCGGCTGGTGACGCCAAGCAGGCGCAGGTCCATGGCCTTGTAGCCGAAGCGGTTGATTCCCGCTTCATCCGCCACGTACTGCACCCGCGGCTGGTAGTTGTCCTCAGGGTCGTCCCAGCTGACCAGGCAAACCGTGTGGCGAGCCCGCTTGGCAGCGCCGGAGTAGGTGAAGTTGCCCTCGCTGACCCTGCCGTCGGTGGAGACGTTCTCCACCGTGTTGGATTCGTTGAAAGTGAAGACCGGTGTTTTGCTGCGATCCTGGACCGCCACGATCTTGCCGCCGGCGTAATAGAGCATCCCCCGGAAGATCGAGGAAAGCTGCTGCAACACGTTCCACGCTTCTTCGGAGGTCTGCAGCACTAGGTTGCAGGTGAAACGCGGCTCCGTCTCGGTGCCGTCGTTGTTGGCCTTGACCTCCTCGTCGCAATACTGAGCAATCGAGTAGAGGTTCCAGGGATCGACCTGCGCCTCGCTCACGTATTCGCCCAGTCCGTAGCGGTCGTTCAGGATCAGATCCCGCAGAATCCAGGCCGGATTGTCGGAGTACGCCACTTTGAAAGTGCCGTCCCACAGGCCATTGGTGGTGCCATCGCCGGTTGTGGCGTAGGTCCTGGTGTCGGGGTCGTAGTTTTTCGGCACCTCGATCAGCAGGCCCTTGAGGTCGATGGAGACCGCCGGCAGCTGGCTGTACTGATCAGCGCGGATGGCTGTCGTCAGGATGGAGCTGTACGGGTACTTCAGCCGCTGGTTCAGGCTGATGACGACCGTGGCGAAGCTGAATGTCGACTGATATTGACTGCTGCCGCTGTTGCGGGTGTCGTCGTCATCGGTGTTACGGGTGACGGTGATGATCCAAGGTCCTGGCCCCTGGAACTCAAACTCGTATTCCTTTTGGAACTGGCCCGAGAACTTACCGGTCAGATCGCCAGAGAAAATCTCCCGATCGGTGCCGTCGGCGTCGGCATATTTGATCTCGTAGTTGACCGTCGTGGCCAACACGTCGCCGCGGTTGGTCTGCTGCACCAAGCCTTGGAACCGCAGCAGCACCCTGCCCAGGTAGTCGCCGTCTTCGCCAGGTGATGCCGGTGGGGTGACCGCCTGAGTGACGGGGGTGCCTTTGTTGACCTGCTGGCTGACATCAACTGTGGAGCTGACGCGGTTGTAGTCCGGCACGCCGGTCTGCTCGTCTTCGGGCTTGCCGAAAGACAGCACCAGATCCTCAGGCTGGGGGTTGATCCCGGTGCTGGTGCGAAGCGGGGTGTCGTCGAAATAAGTGGCGCGCTCGAGATCCTCGCGAGTGCAAGGCCCGGTGGGGTCAGCCCGGTCGGGGCCATAGATCTCGCCCTCGCACACCAGAAACTGCAGCTGGGCAAAGCTGGTGGAGCGCAGACCGGGATCGTCTGCGGTGTAGGTCGGGTTGTAGACCGGGGCCGGGGCTGGCGTGGGTGCTGGAGACGGTGCCGGTGGTGTGTAGTTACCGCCGCGATTCCGGCGGCGCTTTCGGCCTCCGCCGCCTGCACCAAAGATCAGCTTTGACTCGGTCATGTCAGATCGGTCTGGTTCACGTAACCCACCAGACCCAAAGTGCCGTTAGTTGAGATGTCGCGCTCGCTTGGCATGTTCCGCAGCTCAAACGAGATCAAGCGCGGACCAGCTACCCGGCGGCGGCCATAGAGAACCGGCACAGCTTCGCCCTGGGCGCCGGTGCCTTGGTCCCGGCTGAATAGGTTTGATTCGAGGTCAGCGCCCTTGTTGATCTCAACGCCCGTCACCCGACTGGTGGCCACACCTGAGCCGCTGGTGGCCTTGGGGCCTCTCAGCTGCGGAGTTGGTGTGAGCAGGTCAGCCGTGCCGCTCAGCGCCAAGCCGGCGCCGATCATGCCAACGGCGAACATCGACTTCAGGCCGATGGCCGCAGCGGGCACAAACAGCGAGACCGCCACCAGCGCCACACCCGCGATGATCTTGCCGATTGAGAAGCCTCTGCCACCACCAGCGCCAGCAATCACGGGGGCCAGGATGATCTGACCTACTCCGGTTTCACGACTTAACTCGTCTTCGCCGATGCCCTCACTGCGGTCGGTGATCACCTTCCATGCGACGCCGCGCTTGTGCTGGTCGAGGATCCAGCCGTGGAACTCCGGCATCAGTGCGCCGAGTGCTCGCACCGCTTCTGCTGGAGAGCGCACCGCCAGGGTGAAAGACCGCCCAAACTTGCGGCCTGCTGCACCAAGCAAGCGAATTGTTTTCAGCTCTTGCATAGCTGGTGGGGGCGTACAACCAGTCTAAGTCTCCTTTCCCACCAGTTCCCAAAGGTGCTAATTACGCTTCTTCTCTCACTTGGGTGGTGCAGAAATTGCTTGCCGTTGATGAACACTCCGATGTGGTCGGTGTGGCCGGCGCAGTCGCCCAGATTCATCAGCAGGATGTCTCCCTCGCGGTAGTGCTTGCCTCTCACCTTCTCGCCAACAATTAGCGCCTGCTCGTCAAAGGGGCGAAAGGTTTTGTCGTTCCATTCGCCATACAAACCCCGCGGCCAGTCGGGAAGATCGACGCCCATGGCCTGGAGCTTGTCGCTTACAAGCGAATAGCAGTCATAAACGCCAAATACAAACGGGCGCCCCACCAGCGGAGCCGGTTGGGTGGGGTTGCACTCGCTGAAGCTGTCGTTCTCTAAGCAGTAGACCGCCCAGGGCAAGGTGTCGGCTGCCATCACCTGCTGATCCAATGGGCTGAAGCCGTCGAGATTCAGGTGGGTGTGCCAAATCCCCTTGATGCCGTTGCCCTCGTGCTTGGCATAAAACAGCGGTGAGATCTCAAACTGCTCGGTCGGATCGGCAGCGACGTTGGGAGCCTGCAGCACCTCGCCGCCTTCAAAGACGAACCCGCAAACCTCCTGCTCTGGGCATGCCGCCGCCAGCTTGCGGATCTCGCTGCGCTGCCGCTTGCTGAGCCACTTCACGAAAGATCGAGCCCTGGGAATGCGCCAAAGGGCAGGTCGGATTCGTTGGCGGTGGTGCCGGTGCCGGGGAAGCGCAGCCGGCAGCTGGCCAGTCGCTTGCCGCAGACATCCTCCGCCGCCACTGCCGTTGGCTCATCCTTGGCGTTTGCCACCGGACCGCCGGAGTAGCCGCAGCCCTCACCCCGATAAACCCAGACGCAGTTGTACCGGAGAGCTCTGCGTTTGGGCAGCGTGCAGCCGTCCAAGTCAAAGGCGGTGCTCAGTACAAAGCTGACAAACAGCTTGTTCTCGGTCTCTTTCTGCTGAATCACCCACTCCTCATCAGGCCAGTGAGCGTCAGGGTCTGGGCTGCTGCCTCCATCTAAATGGCGAGCCAGCACCTGGCGGCGAGTCAGCTTGGCGCCCACCAGATCGTTCCACTCATTCACCAAGCCGGTGAACTCCAAGCCGATGTTGCTCACCTGGATCGTGGGGTTCGGCGGCACGCCCTCGGTGCGGATCTCAAACCCCGTCGCCTGTAGTGGGATTGGGATGTAGGTGGTGCCGTCATAGACCACCTCGACGCCGTCGCTGGCTACCCAATTGATGAAGTGAAAGAAGCGGTTGGCTCCGGTATTGCCGACCGGCTCCATATCGAGCGTCCACATATCGATGATCGCGTCACCGGTTAGACCCTGCTGGTCTGCGTTGAACTCGAACGTCCGATCGTCTGCCATTAGGAGCCCGTACCAGCGCTTGAGGTTGAAGGACAGGCTCGCGACATCGGCGCTCTTATAGGTCCAGTCCCACTGCGGCGGGTCGAGAACCCAGCGCTTTTCTGGTGAGGTGGTCTGCTCGTTAGGGGGTGTCCAGGCAAAGTGCCCGACGCCCAGCGCAATCAGCTCGTTCTCAAAGGCGATGATGTTCTCCACCTTGTCGGGTGGGATTGAGACCGACCACATCTCGTTGACTGGGTTGAGGCCGTCTTGCCGGCGGGCCATGTAGCCGTCGCCGTATTGCTGCTCGAGCGTGCGGAAGGTCGCCTTCTTTTTGCTGTCAGGGGTGACGCAAAGGTTGGTCAGCGAGTTAATCGGAGGGCAATTGGCTGGCATGGCTACCTCGTCAACAGACCGCCAGGGCGGCGCTCTCGGTTGATTACACCCACGACGCTAGCTTCGATCATCCGGCCAAGCTCAGAGGAGCGGGTGGAGTCGGTCTCCTCGTTATCGCCGGTGATGTTGACGGTGATGTTGGAGACGACTGGGCTGCCGCCCTGCTGGATAGAGCCGTTGGAGCCGGGGACAAAAATTTCGGGGCCTTCTTCGCCAACTCGGTAGGCGCGCCCGCGACTGACCGGACCACCATTGGCTCGAGCTGGGAAGGCCGCGCCGGCAAAGTTGCGCTGTGCTCCTGGGAGCAGGAAGTCGCCGGGGTTGATCGATCCACCGCCGGTCGAGTTGGAGAGGTTGCCGGAGAGGAACGAGAACAGGCCGCGACCATCTCCACCGCCCAATGCGTTGAAGCCCGCCTTCAGCAGCAACGACGCCAGTTGGCCCAAAGCGTTGCGCAGGCTGTCGGTCCACTTGTCGGTGGAGGTGATCAGATCGCCAAAGGTCTGGGTTAGTTGGTTGCCTAAGTCATTGGCCAGCTGCAAGCCAACGCCCAGCTCAGTGTTGGACTTTTGGAGCTCGCCGGTGAAGCCTTTGAGGCCCACCTGCAGCTTGTAGATGTCCTCGAGATACTTGCGCCCTTCTTCGGTGATCTCTTTGCGCCGGTCGAGTTCGTCGTTCTGCAGAACTTTGAGCTCGCGAGCCAATTTGAGGTCGAGGTTGCGCAGCTCGATGGCGCGGCGCTCCTCGTCGAGCACGTTGATAAAGATCCGGCGACGGTCTGACTGGTATTGCAGCAGAAGCTCGTTCTTAGCGATCTGGTCTTCGGTGAGCGACTGGCGGCGCTGCTCGAGCTCCAACAAACCTTGGGCAAGGATCTGATCTGACTTGGCCAGATCGATCAGCTTCTGGCGGCGGGCTTCTTCCCGCTTTCTTCGCTCCTCGGCTCTTGCTTCCCGCTTTTCGCGCTTCTCGCGGTCGGCGTCGCTTTCTCCCGTAGCTGCGGTCGGCTTTTGGCCAAGTGGTTGGCCGTCACCATCAAGCGGGTACTTGAGCTGGTTGAGTAGATCCCGCGCCTCGTTGATGCGCTTCTGCAGGGCCTGAGCGCCCTCGAAGTCGTTGCGGTCCACGGCGCTGGCACGCAGCAACCTGAGACGCCGAATGGCATCTTCCTGCTGCTGGATCCCCATGCGGTTCATGGCATTCGAGATTTTGTTCAGCTGGCGAACAATGAAGTCGGCCGTCTCGAGCCACGATGTTCTGATTGGCTTGAGGAGCTGGCCAACAGAGATCTGCAGCGCCTTCAGCGAAACCTCTAAGCGGGCTGCCGCTGCCTCAGGAGAGTTGGCGATTGCCGCGGCATCGTCTTTGTACTGCTCGTAGAGGAACTTGGTGAAGTTGACGAAGTCCTCGGTGCTGATCTTGCCCTGCTCCAGAGCTTTATCCAGCTCGGCGGTGCTGAGGCCGACTGACTTGGCAAACAGCGCGAAGGCGCCGGGCAAACGTTCACCGATCTGGCCCCGCAATTCTTCCGCTTGGACCTTGCCCTTACTGAAGACCTGACCCGCTGCCAGCAAGATGCCATTGAGACGTTCAGCGTTACCGCCCAGAGCAGTGTTAGCTGCCGCCAAACCTCGATAAACCTCAGCCGTCTCCGCAGCATCAACTCCGTTGGCGCGGGTAGCTGCCGCCAACTTGGTGAAGTTCTGGGTGGTATCGATAATGTTCGCGTTGAAATCGCGGGTGATGCCGTCGATCTCCCGCAGAGCGGTGTAATACTCCTGGCCGCCAACAACTCCAAGTAGGGCTGCGCGGAATAGGTCAGTCTCGATGGCAGCTTTTGCTGCTTCATTGCCGTAAGAAACCGCAGCCGCTGTGAGCTCGGTTATCGCAGCTGCCGCAGCACCTGCAGCAGCGCCGAGAGGACCACCTGCTGCGGCGCCGCCTAAAGCACCGGTAGCAACACCACCAAGCCCGGGAATTGAGGTTAGAGCTGCGCCAGCACCAACACTCGCACCTCGGCGAATAGCCCTAGCTCTTGTATTGCCACGCTGAACTCGAGCAATGCGCTCCTCAATGGTTAAGCCCTTGACCCGTCGCTGAAGCGCCGCTTCTTCTAGTTGAGCGTTTCGGCGGAGCTGGCCGTTTATTCGCGCCAGGTTCTGGAGTTCTTCGTTTCGAGCAACAACCCCGTCCCTGACAGCCCTGTTGTAGATCTCCTGCCGTCCTTGCAAAGCGCGCAAAGAGCTGCGGACGTTATTGAGCTCTTTGGTGGTGCGCTTGATTGCCTCCTCGTTAGTGGTGCCTGCGCCAAACAAGTTGGCGGCCAGCCTCCGGTTGGTGGCTTCTTCGAGTCTGGCTAGTTGCCTCCTGAGCCTTTCTTGCTCAATCAGGCGGTCGCGGATCTTGTCGTTCTGGCTAACCGCTTCGGTGACGGCTTGGGCGTATTGATCGGTCGCTGTTTCAAGCGCCTTCGTCGTAGCTACGGACTTGGCTAGCTCGACATTGGTTTTCGCAACCGCGGCGGCGGCCGCGGCAGCAGTGTTGCCATTACCGCCAGACGAAATAAAGGAGCTGCTACTGCCCTGACGAGAGCGCGCCTGCTCGGTGGTCTGAAGGTTGACGCGGACTGTTCGGCCCAGCCGAGCAATTCTCCGCTCGAGCTGGTTGATTGCTGTCAGTGCCGCTCGAGTATCTAAGTTCAGTCGCTGGTTTAGCCCCTTGAGCTTTACCGAGCGCTGGAGCTCATTGACCTGCTTATTTATCCGCTTGAACTGAGCCTCGAGCTGGTTGAGCTGGGCCTTGCCGACTACGCCTATTCGTATATCAGCGTTGTAAGTCGCCAACTCAAATAGGTCAGATGCCCAATTCTATCTCTGACTGGCCTTTTCCATCTCCTCGTTCAGGATCGAGAAATAAGCCGACCAGCCCAGCAATTCCTGGCGGGTGACGTTCTGGTGGAGCTGCTGGATGGTCATCCCCAGCTCTTTTGCCACCCCGAAGCTCAGCCGCAGCCAATCATCCTTCTTTAGTTCCTTTACCAGCGCTTTTTACATCGGTGATCTCTTCTTCCTCATCCTCCTGGATGACTGCGAGGAGAAGTTTCTGCACGTCTTCGTCGCGGCAGTTGCGCTTCAGCTCAGGCAGGTCAGCCACGGTGAACAGTGGGGCTCCATGCTCGTTGGTGGCTTTGTTGATCAGCAAGCGCATCGCAAACTGATTGACATCGTCACTTTGAGCTTCTTTATTTGCCCGCTCGCGCTCCTGCATTGTCAGCGGAGAGCAGAAGAAAGTGAAAACCGTTCCGTCGTTCAAGATGACGGTTCTTTTTGAAGGTCGAAGGTTCGCCGCCTTTTTGAGAATATCGATCGCCGAAGGCATGCAGTTCACCTAACTGAGTTAAGTATATAGGCATAAAAAAGCCCCGCCTAGTGGCAGGGCTCGTCCGACCGAAAGTGACCTTATCAGGCAGTTTCGAGGTCGATAGTGGGTTGACCAGAGAAGGAGAAGTTCACCGTTGCGGTGGTGACTTCGCCAGGGGTGATACTGATCGAGAAGCCGAGCAGAGAAACAGGGCCAGCGATAGACATCGAGGCTGTTTCATCTACGCCACCGGAGCCGTCGTTGACGGTGTTCAGGTAGAGCTTCACGTAAGCGCCGTCCTGGGTGCTCTTGAGGCTGTCCGCCAGAAGACGGTTTGCCAGAGAGCCCTGGCCGGAGCTAAACATCACTTCCATGGTCCCAGTGCCGGAGGCGTAGCCAGGCTGGGTGGTACGGAAAGCGGCCTCGCAAGAGACAGCGGAAGTACCGCAGGGAAGGCTGGTCGTGTCCAGAGTTTCGCGAGAGAGGTCCAAGCTCACAGAGCGAACCTGGCAGACCACCGCGTAATCAACCAGGCGCACGTTGATGTGCGCAGGCAGAGGGTTGTCGGCAGAGCCTGTACCACCATCGCCATCGAGGGTGACGCCGGTGCCTGGGGCAGCCTTTGTTGCGAAGGTGAAGGTGTTGGCAGCTGTGTCGATCGAAGTGATGACAAAGGGGCCGGACACCTCACCTGACAACGGAATTGCGGTGGTGATACCGCCATCTAGCTTGCCGCCACTCTCTTGAGCAAACTCGATCTCGTCACCGACGAGGAAGCCGTGGCAAGCCGGGAGGCTGACATCAGTGCCAGCTGGGAAGTCAGAAAAGTCGCGTAGGCAGACCGAAGTTCCGGCGGGCTTAAACCACACCGAGCCGTCGGATCCGCTCAGAACGCTATTGGAACATGAAACCGCGATTGGATCAGCCGTCAGAAAGACGGAACAGACAACAGCGAGGGCGTTACCTGTCGGGGGCGCCAGGTTCTACTCAAGTCTATTCGTCAACTCAACTTCTGTAAGTCGCCTGGAAAGGGAACGAAATCCGCGTATAGAAGTGCGGGACATCGTCGGGCTGGTCAAACAGTGGGCCAGCAATCGGCCCAACGTATCCGTAGGCCACATCGGTGTCGCCGGTGTGGGGGTCGCACGTGTTGATGTTGTTGAGCGCTTTCATGATTTCGGTGATCACGAACTGAGCGCGGCCCGGACCTTCGCCTTTGACTGTGAATAGCTCCACCACGAAGGTGCCGTTGAGCGTCTCCAGTGATTCGCCCAGGGTTTGGACAGTGATGTCACCGAAGCTCATCGACATCCGGCACTCCTCTTTGCTGGAGCTGCCGCCGGTGTAAGCCTGGTTTTCAGCAACCACCGGCACGCCGTAGGTGGCGCAGGCGTTCATTACCGGAACTTCGTAGAGAGCGCGGACGGCTTGCAGGCTCATGAGTACCTCCGGAATACATCACTCACGCTCTTACCAATCTGGCGCTGCATCAACCCGTTGTTGATGTATTTCTCGTACCAGAACTTTTTGAGCGGAGCAGTCTGGCGGCGGGTTTCGCCGCGGTAGATGCCGCCCCACACTCCCGAGGGGAGTAGGTCCATGGCGTAGAGCCGGTAGGTGGTGCGGTTGCCCAGCGTGTAGCCGGTCAGGTTTTGCGAGGGGGTGAGGTCAATCTCTTGCCAAGACGCGGGGCGCGGCCTGGGGTTCTTCGCCACGTTCGGGAATGTCGGGATGAACGGTTTGATGGCGCGATTACCAGGCAGAGCAATCCAGTTATCGGCGAAGGTGCCATCCCAATACGGGCCGTAGGTGCGCAGGTCGGTGGCGATGTTCTGCGTCGTCTCGATCAGCGCTTCTTCCAGCGCCTCGCGAACGTCGGGAACAATGTCGAGCAGACCAGCCATCAGCTAGCGCGGGCGCGACATTTCACCGCGTACTTGGTGTCGCCCGAGTAGATCGGATCGATCTGCTGGATTTTGAAGGTGCGGTCTTCGTAGACGAAATGGTCGTTGAAGGTTGGGTAGGTCTCTCCGATGTCCGAAAGCGCCATCCAAACCTCGAGGTCGTAGCGCTCCTCTCCGTCTTGGTTTTCCTCGCGCATCCGCTTGGTGATGGCGCCCGCCTTGGTGTAGGTGGTTTCGGTGTTTGAGACAGTGCCGGTGCTCGGGTCGTAGCCACCGCTCACCCGCCGCACGTACATCAAAGAGTCAACGCGAAAAACGCTGACCAGCTCATCGGCTAGTGGCTTGGCCCAGAGATCCTGCGAGGCCATCAGCTGCGCACCCTCAGCATCAGGCCGCTGCCATTAACCAGCCCGTCGCCCTCGTACCAACAGCCCAAAATGCTGCGAAGCCAGGGGAATGTCTGTAAGAGCGGAGGATCCCCACACGAGTCGCAGCTGCTGCTCTGGGGGTTGGAATACTCAGAAAATTCCTGTTGAAGGTCGCCGAGCTTCTGCATCGACACATAGACCCCGGCTTGCGTTGAGCCGCCGCCGCCTTCGGGAATAATTGCATTCGGGTTGGCGTGGAGCTGCAGCGCCAGTAGAACTTCAGCCCATTCGATCTTGTAGGGGATCAGATCGCAGGCAGCGGTGTAGCCATTGCAAGTAATGCCGGACCGCGGCCACAACAACGCCTGGGGTTTGGTCGGATCGTCAGAGCTGGGGATGCCGCAGCGCGTACCTCCGTAGGTCAAAGTCTCGAGCCAGCCGGTTGCTGCGTTGAGGGCGATCTTTTGCTGCGCCTCCGTCATGGCAGCCCACGCGGTTGCCTGTGGAGTGTCAGTAACTAGCTCTGTTGCGCGTTCGACGCTGATGTAGCTCGTGGCCGTAGCTCCGCTCAGCGTGGCGTCAAAAGTCGCCATTAGATAGGCACTCCGATGACTTGATAGCCCCGTTGTTCGTAGTGGTCCTGCATCAGCTTTGCCTCGAACGGGGGTAGGTCGATGACAGTCGGAACTTCATCCAGAAGATCCATCACTGGGGTTTCGGGACGCGGCTCGAAGTAGAGCCGAATCATTCCAGTCATCCCAGTAAGGCTGTTAACCCATGCTACCTAACCCAATAAAAAAGGCCCCACCGAAGTGGGGCCAACGTGCGCTCTTTTCCAGTTAAGTAGGAATCAAACGTACTTGCCACCGAAGGGGCTGTTTGCCAGGAGGCAAACCATCTCGATGTTGCGAGCGTCGGTGAAGACGAGCTCCCAAGATCCGTTGGTGCCCAACACGGTGTTGGTGGGGTTGTCGGCGCCTTTGTAACCGGTGCCCTGCAGGTGATACCCGTAGTGCATGGAAACAGACATCACATCCTGAAGAGACAACACGTTGCGGTCGGCCTCGATGCGGAGCTCCTGCTGAATGCCCTCTGCAATGGCTCCCTCGGAGCACATGTAGACGGGGTACTTGTTCAGGGCGCCGGTGGTGCCACCAGCAACAGGCTGGATGTTGTCGGTCACGATGATGCGCATGCCGGCGAAGTACGCCACATCGCGATTCGTCAGACCGATGCCGCCACCGCCCCACTTGATCGACTCGCCGGTGGCGAGGGTCTCAGAGGAGAAGGTCAGCATGCCTGCCTGCAGCAGGTAGTGATACATCGCCGAGTGCATGATGATGATCGACAGCACGGAGCTGCGCTCACCAAGTGCAGAACGAGCTGCAACAGCGCTGGCGGCAGTGAGGAAGTTCTCAGCTGCGCCATCGCCAGCAGAGGCGTCGGCAACGTCGGTGGTCAGGGCGGCCAGAGGCGCGGCGCCACCGATATACAGACCAGACAGCTGGCTCAACAGAGCAGTTTCTTTCTGCTTGTTGATGGCGTCGGCGGTGTAGCTGCGGATGGCAGCCATCGGGTCAGTGCCCGAGCCGAGGCGGCTGAGGTCGTCTGCAGCCATGGCCCAGCCACGGTGCAGGATCGGCATCACCTGCTTACCGGCTTCGATCTTTTTGGGATCGAGGAAGCCGGTGTTGGTGCCGTCGCCGCCCCAAGTCGAGTTTGACTCGATGACGGTTTCGGTCGGGTTCAGAGGCTTCCAGGTGGGAACTTCCACCTTGACGCCACCGGAACGAGCATCCAGGGCAGAGTTGCGCACAACGGCGCCGGACTGCACAAAGAGGCTGCGCTCAAAAATCGCCTCCTTCACGTAATCCGTGAAGGCGGGGACTGTGATGATGTCGCTCAGGAATGTTGAGCGAGCGTAATTTTGCATGGTCGCTGCCATGACTTACCTCCAGAAAAAGGGTTGGACCGTGGATTAACCCCCGCGCTGCGCTTCTTTCTTGAGGGCGGCTGCCAAATCAGGATTGTCCCGTTCCAAAATGATCGCCTCGGTGAGGTTGCCGTTTCGGTAAGGGTTTTCTCTGCCAGGAGTGACTGAGGAGGTGGTGGAGCCCATTCCTCGGGCTTCGCTGCTCGCACCGAAGTGGTGCTGCCATTCCGGAGCTTGCTTTAAGTTGGCCAAGTATTCGCCGACAGGTTGCTCAACGCCCCCGGAGAGCACTGCGGCATTTCCTTGGTCATCCAGACGCAGCTGCGGCGCAAGTAGCTGGTAAAGCTGTTGCGGGTTTACAGCGTTGGCCCGGGAAAGCTGGCTCGTAACTGCCGCTTTCAGTCGCTCTTGCTCGGCCTTTTCGTTGGTGGTGGCCAACTGGGCACGGAGCTCGACAATCGTGGCGTCGCGTTCGGACACGGTCCGCTTCGCTTCCGTCCACAAATCCTTGTAGGCGCCCTGATCCTCAAGCGATTTCTGCGCTGCGGATTGCTGAAGTGCCTTCATCTCAGCAAACTCCGATTGGAGTCTGCTCAGTTGCTGGCGAGCCTCGTCGGCCTCCGCCTTTGCTTTCTTCGCGTGCGAATTGGCTAGGCCAAGCTTGTGCTTAAGCAGTTCGTTGTCGGCACTGCCGCCACTGACTGCCTGAGGGTCGATCGGTGCATTTAAGAGCGAAGGATCGATGGCCACGGGCACATCGGTGCTGGTCACGGACTCAGCGGTTTGCTCTGAAATCATCAGCGAGTAAGGGTTGCACGTAAATCTTAGCTAAATAGGTCAATAACACCTAATTAGGTTTGTCGACGCCACTCAAGAGGCTTAGCGTCGTCGAAATAGCCGCCACAAAAAGCGTTTCCGCCCTATCGCCCACCTTTGGACACTTACTAGCCACCGTCGCATCAGGTGTTGCCTCAATGCTCTGAGCACACTTTGCAAAGGCAAATGCCAAAAACCCAGCTTCGACAATGAAAATCCCGGCCAACATCCGGTAAAGAAAAACCTTGGACCGAAAGGGCCGGGGTCCAGCCACGCCGTCATGCCCTGGTCGGGCCTGTGTCACGCAAAGTAGCCAGGAATTGTGAGCGTGATTTGGGTCATATTAGGAACAGCATTAGGAGTCCATATAAATTGATTGCTAGCTGGTACATACACCTGCCAATATGGCGACCCGCCAAAATCTAAAGAACGAATTGACGATGTTGTGCCGCACAGAACAGGCACAAGTTTTCCATTTGCTGCCATTCCTTGAATGTTGATTGGGAATGAAACGGCTGTATGTTGCTTGCCCGGATACCTCCACGCTTGTCCATTTTTTGGTATTTGCGATATGTTCAACTTGATAGTGTCAGCATCGATATAAGTCCATAGGATGTTCTTTTCTTCGTAGTTACTATTTGATTGCTTGGCAGCATTCCATACCCACGTAGAGAATTTGTTGTCGACATATTCCTTGGTTGCATACGGGGCAAGATAACCATACTTGCCAGGGTCGTGCATCAGGTTGTCCAAGATGCCCGCGTTAATGATCTCTCTGGGATGTAGTTGCTCACCGGTGCTGACGTGCTTTTGATACTGAACTGAATCAGCTGTTACGTCAAAGATATTCTCGTTTTTTGACTTCTTAACGTGTAGATCGCCATCGATGGTGCCGCCAGTCAGTGGCAGATAAGCGCCCTCGGACTCAATCGTTTTCACCTGCCACTTACTGTCATCAGCATCCCAGGCGTAAGTGATGCCGTTGTCTCCGGTGAACTCAGGGGTGACTTGGGATCAGGAAAAGTAAAAGGCATGATCAGGATGGGTTAACGGTGGAATGGAAAGTGGCTGATTGTCAGGACCATCCCGACACCGGAGAAAGGAAGCCAGCAACATTCAACATGTATTGTTCTCCTTCGACCAGAAGATCAAATTGGGCCGTATATTTTATAGCCTCAATCATTACATAACCATCAGTGCCTTTGTTGAAGACTAATTTTTTTGTCTCTGCATACCATAAACACCTCCCGTCTTGATGCATAACGGTCATCGGTGACCCAGATTGACCTGAATTCGTAATTTGGTGGGAAAACTCAGCAGTGCTATTGGGTTTGGTGGGATGGTAAATCACTCCCCGAGAATTCTTATTTGATAGGTATAGCTCTATGACATCGCCTGCCATTTTCTTGGATCCAAATTCTCCGTCATTTAGACCATTTCCATTGTTTTTGGATCCTTTGTATGTCCAAAGGTCCAGAATCAGTCCCGATGTACTGCCACCACCACTGCCAACCTGAGCATCTACATATGCCTTGTTTGCCGCCATCGTGGGAGATGTTGGCGTGACAACGTGGTAGATCTTAGTTTCTGGTACGCCCCCATTTGGGTCTAAAACAATGTGAGATCCAACCCTGTCATCAATGCTGACTGTATGGGTTGAACGAAGCCGAAGCTGACCATCATTGAAAACATAAATGTTCGTATCTGGAGTGCCACTATTGGGTTCGATGCCGAATTGCGGGCTAGCTTTGTTCCCTCTGTTGAACTTCAGTGAGTTGGTAAGCGTTCCGCCGGAGAGGCTTAATTTTTTGTCGTCCAGTAGCTGAACTTGGGTGTCAACGTAATCTTTGCTTGCTCCTGCCTCGTTCTGCGGGTAGATATAAACCTCTTGGGTTTCGTCTACTTCAAAGTTATTTGTACCGCTTAGGTACTCAACAGTCAGGGCGTTTGAATCGCCGGACAGGATCCGATAACGGCAGACCTCACCGACGTTTGCCAGTGCCACTGCCTCTACCAGCTCGACGATGTCGCCAACGTTGCAAGGCTTGATTGGCTGCCCGTTTAGGTCAAACGGTGCAAAGCTCATTGCCTGCACGTCAGCTGCAACAGCGTTGTTGACGTACAGCTCACCATTACGCCCAGCAGCACCAATGTTGGTGGCCGTGATTTTGTACCGGGCAACGCTGCCCTTTGTAATAGATAGCTCCTCAATATCAAGCTTGAGTTTGTTTTGCTCTGCCTCGCCCGCCTGCACACGGTCCAGCAGATCGTTCTGAACAATCAATGCAGCATCAATCGTGGCATTAATGCCATCAAGGCTCACAGGCGGTGCAGCAGGCACCCACTCCGCACCTGTGTAGAGATACAGCGTTAGCTCATCGGCCTTGGTGTCATACCAGAGATCACCTTCTTTCGGGTTGTCCGGTGGATCATCACCAATGTCAACAACAAAGTCTTCAGTGCTGCGGAATGCTTTGACGACCCACTTAGTGCCATCCCAGTGGTAAACAATGCCGTTGGATGCGGTGAAGTCTGCTTTGTCTTCGGGGAAAATGAAGGCCATGATCAGGTAAGGAAGCCTGGGACGACGATTTTGTACTTAGCCCCATCAACTAGGGCATTGGAGACGTGTGACCAAGTCCAGTCAAATTCAGTAACGTATTTCTTGGTGTACTTCTCGTGAAAATGGATTTTGTTGACCTCGTATGTGTGGCACAGCTTGCCCTCTGAGGAGTAGATCGTGACAAACATTTGCGTGCTACGGCCACCGGCAATTGACGGCCCCCATGAATGGTTGTCTTCGTTTTTGTCGCTCATAAAGAAGTCGCCGTCATCTGCGCAAAACTCCCCTTTGTCGCAGTCACTGCGATCAGCAGACGCTCTAAATGTCCACCACGTCTCATGGAATAGACCCTGCTCAGGAACCCGACTGTCTAGATAGCCCTTGGTGACAACGTGCCAGCCGTCAACAGCCATAAACGGCAATGCTGGTGCGGTGCCCGCTAAAACTTCTCCGGTCTTGGTAACGCCAAAGGTCATGTAGTAACCGTCGGCCCTGCAAAGCAATGGATCAATCTTGTTGTCCATGCTGCCGTTGATTTGCAGCGTGCCTTTCAGCTCACCACCGGCTGTCGGTAAAAAGTCATCGCCACCGCTGTTGCTCTCCAGAGCGTCCAAACGCTCATCTTGCCGCTGTTGGTCTTTTTGGAAATCAAACAGCTGTTCGTCAACTTCACTCTTGTTAATCGCGACATTGCGATTAATCGTCATCAACTCCTCGTCAATACCGGCAATCGTGGTGTTGATGCCATCCAGGCTGACCGGTGGTGATGCAGGCACCCACACTGCACCGTCATAGATGTAGAGGGTGAGGTCGGTTTCGTCGTTGGAGAACCAGAGCCGCCCCTCCTCCGCTGGTACTGGCGGGTTAGGGGCAACGTGGGCGCCGCCGTCAGAGGTGACTTTTACCCAATCACTGCCGGCCCAGACGTAGAGCTTGCCCTCAAATAGGACTAAATCACCCTCGTATTGGCCGGTGCCTGGCAGGCTGTCGACGACCGCTACCGGAAGCTTTGTGTCGAGAGCGCGGAGTGAGTTCTCAATCCACTTGTTGAGGTTGCTCTGGACCGAGAGGTTTTTGCCCTCGGGGATGATGTTGCCGCCCGGAGCGGTTATTGCTCTGCCGGTCCCAGACAGAAAAACCTGGTTAGAGAAGACAGAACCGGTGCCACCGCCACCAGACTCCGAAGACGGTGCGGTTCCGCCACCACCCTGGTTGTCCCGGCTGTTTTTTAAGTAGTGCTTGGGACCCAGCATGTAAGTGCCGGTTCCCCATTGCCCTGAGGTTTTTGGGCCGTAGATGTACCAGTCGCGCGTGTTGATCCAGAAGTCGCCTTCTTTGCCGGCGTCAGGTTTGGGCTTATCCGCACCGCTGAGGATGGTGTTGCCATCCATGCCGCGTTGGCCGGTCGCTCCGATAGCGCCTTCGGGTCCGGTTCTGCCCGTAGGACCCTGGACATAGCCGGCCCGGATGATCCGACCATCGTCTAAGCCGATGATCAGTTCACCTGAGACAACAGCGGCGGAGGCGACACCTGCCATCAGTCGATCTTCGCTGTTTTGCGAGCGCGGGCTTTGGGTGTAGGCATCGGGCATACGGGCTCCTTCTCCTCCTCTGGTTCAGGAGTAGCAATGGCCGCCTGATGCGGTGATTCCGCGACGGTTTGCTTGCCGGGAGTGCCTCCAATGATTCCAACGCCCCAAGGACCTGGCCACCAAATAGACATACCGACTTAGTTGCTCGGTCCCACTGTACCTAGAACAGGCATGATCACACACCTGCAATTTGCGTGGACTGGTGGTTGCTGTACGCCGTAACGAGTAGAGACAAAGCTCGTCGGCTTATTAACAATCTTGCCGTCTAAAGGTCCGCAAATAGGGCAGGTTCGGTTGTCCAGCACCGCATTCCAGCGCCACAATTGCGGCTTGGTTTTTTCAAACACCCGCATCGTCGATTTGTTGCCGACATCCCAAACGGCACCGGCGATCAAATTCTTGACTCGGGTGGTCATTTGATTGGTGAAGGTGCCGCCCCGGCTGGTCGGTACGTTCTTGCCGTTGCGCCGGCTCAGTCGCATCACCTTGTTGGCGATGGCGGTAGTGGGGTCGTCTCGAAGCAGCTTGGTTCGCACCAGCTTGTCGGCGTCGTTCGCCATGCGCCGGGAGAGACGTGCGTTCTGGTCGCCCCGCAGCAATTTTTGGAGACTGACGCCAGCTACCGCCGTGAGCAGCATCAGATCTCCGCGGCTCCAAGGGTTATCCCTGGGGACGCTTTGGCCAATGTAGTCACGAGCAGCCTCAGTGGACTGGTTCTGGAAGACGAATAGTTGGTCGGGGAATGCTTCCCACAGCGCGGTGTCGATCGGGGAGAAGATCTCGTAGAGCTCCGGCTGCAGGCGCGCCCACTCGAACATCCGAAAGGACCCAGATGGGGACATCTGAGCAACCAAGTTGCGTAGGTCAGCGTTGGCCTGCAAGACCGTCCGCCGCACCTCCTTCATTAGCCCGTTCTCGAAGCGCATGGCGATGGCCAGCAAGGCCAACATCCATTCATCCTCGAGCTCTCGCTCAGTCGGCATGCTTACCCGGCCTCAAGGGCGTGGGCAGCGTGTTGTTTCCGGCTGAGCCTCCTGCTGCAGCTCCACCGCTGGTGACTCCCCCTTCGTTTTCGCCATCAGCTGCTGCCACCTCTGCCACCTCGATGCGAGCGGCTTCCATTTCCAGCTCGTTTTGCTGGTCTTCGTGCATTTCATCTCTGGTGCGCAGGATTTCTTCGTCGATTTCCACGTAAGGCGGGAGGATCTCGCCCTCGGCCAGGATCCGCAGCAGAGTCTCCTGGCTGATCTGGTTCTGCATCTGGAGCTGCAGCATTGCCGTGATCTGGTTGCCGTCCAGCAGGCGGTTCTCGAAGTCCTTCGGAATCGTCACCATTGGTGGCTCTTTGCCGGCGTATTTCCCCGCAATCCGGAGCATGTCGGTGATGGCGCCGGCCAAATCCTGGCTAATGATCGCCATGATCGAGTCGCTGTCGATCCGGTCCAGACGCTTGGACTCAGCGGCGGTGTTGGTGATGTTCTGCTTGGCCAGGGCGCTGATGCCCAGGGAGCTGATCTGCTCCTCCAGCGTCTGCAGCAGGCGTAACTGGCTCTCGTAGACCGCGCTGGTCGGCTCCACGTACATGGCGTCACCATCTGGGGGGAGCAGCACGGCTGTATTGACCGACATCCCCAGCTCGTTGTCGTTCTCAGGGTCGAAGCCCTTGAGCACCAGGATGGGTTGGGCGCCAACGTGGATGCTGTGGTGGTAATCCGCGAACCGCTGGCAGTAGCTGATGCAGAGGTTGGCGACCTCCAGCAGTGGCGGCTTACTCATCAGGGTTCCGACCCTGTTGCTATAGACGGTGACGAAGGGAATCTCATCCAGGCTGGTTGTTCCCTCCTCGTGGAGCGTCCAGCCGTTTTCTCTGTTGGTTTCGCTCTCGTAACGCCACACCTGGTAGCCGCCGGGGGTGAGCACCCGCACTTGGTCGATAACGTCTTCGCCGAATTGGCCTTCGGGCTCCACCACCCGCTCCATGTAGCGAACTTGAGCTAACTGTCCCTGGGCTTTGGTGTTGGTGGTGCGCCAGCCGCGAACTTGCTGCGAATTGACCAGGCACAAATATGGCTTTCTGCCGGTTGCTAAGACTTCCTCGCGAAGGGTGCGGGGCGCTTCCTCGTTCGGGAAATCCACGACCATTGAGGTGTGGCCAAATAGAAGCGCGTCAACCAGTAGACGACGGGCAAACTCGTTTAGCGGAGTTCCATCGCCGGTGACATCTTTGCGCCACTCATTCCAATACTCCTCGTCTCCGCCCTCGAGGTGGATGCCTTTTCTGAGGATTGTTCCAGCAGCCTGGGAAGCCAGTCGCTGAAGGAACGGGGGAAGGGTAGCGTGATAGACCCTCCGTGAATACGCCGCATCATCCTCACGAGGCTCGCGAGGGATGATTTCTTCTGAGTATTTACGAACAGTGGCCGTGCCACCGATACAGACGTTGATGGGCCACCAGTCCTCGCTCATCTTGAGCACGGCGTTGGTGGCTGCACTCGGGTCTTCCGGAGCCGTTGAAGTGGGGGTGATGCTCCAAGGCCGGCCGCTCAAGCCGCCAAAATTGACGAGCTTCGGCCCTGTCGTGGGCCAACCCCTATATGGGTAGGTGCTGCCGGAAACTGGAGCCATACGCCAAGTTTAATCCGACAATCTGACCTAATCTAGTTGCGGGATAGCGAGTTCTTACCTCCTACCCCGTGACCAACTTGTTCAGGCAAGCTGATGCAGGAATTATGGCAGCCCATTCCGGGCCAGGACGGCTTTTGCGCATCTAATTTTGGGCGTATAAGAAACAAGCATGGGCGCGTTTTATCCCAGTGGCTCAACAACCAGGGGTATCTCAGAACCAAGCTCCGCGGCAAAGAGCACTTGGTCCACAGGCTGGTGGCTAGTGCGTTTCTGGGTCCTCTGCCAAAAGGACTGGTCACCCGCCACGGACCAGGAGGTCAGCAAGACAATCGAATAGAAAACCTCTGCTATGGCACACCGCTAGAGAACACGCGGGACCGCTATAGAGAGGGACCGATCAAGGCACACAATCGACTGCTGACGGAGGAGCAGGTTGCTTTTATTCAGCAGCATGATTTTGCCTGGGGAGACGTTTCCCGTTTAGCGAAGCTCTACGGCGTGGCGCAGACCACAGTCAGCGCCGCAAGAACCGGACAAAACTTCAATACACCTTGATCATGCTTCCGCCAGTTTGATAGCGGCGCAATGGTGCCAGGTAACTAATGCAGTATCCCAGCGCGTCGGGCGGTCCGGAAATGTCGTCCTTGCCGCCAATACCTTTCTCAGGTTTGCCCGTCTTTGAGTAACTCTGCTGCTCGAGGCTCTTTATTAACCACTTGCAGCTGGGATGTACTTTTAGGCGGTTGGCTAATAGTAAAACTTGGATGCTGTTGATGCGATCTTCGATGGCGGGGTTGGCTGATTGTGCCTTCACGGACAGCCCGCCCTTCCGGAGAAGTGATAGATCTGACTCCTTGGCGTTGGTGGTGGTCCGTTGCCTAGAGCTCGCGTCCGGAATAGCGACGAGGTTCTCCGCTTCAAGCTGAGCGGGGTAGGTCTCCCGGAGGAACCGCACGACCTCCGGCGTGTCCTTGGGGTAGTGCTCCGCCACTACATGAAATTCATCCCCTCTACGGACAACGACTTGGCAGAAACAGGCGCCTACGTTGAAGTCAATGCCGACGAAAAGCCTGTCGTCATCTCGGATCTCGGTGTCGCACCAGTGAAGGTCGCGATCAAAGGAGTGATAAACAGTGGTGTTAGCGAGGTTGGTGAAATCCCCCAACACGTAGCTGGCGATGAGCTGCGGGTCGTAGTTTTGATAGAGACTTTCGACGAATCCGGATGGCAAATAGGGGTTGTCGGTCGTCTTTGCCTTGATTAATCGTCGATCTTCGTTGTCTGCTCCCTCTACGAACGTGTTGTACATCCATTTGTATCCTTCTGGGGTAGATGCAACTGCAAATTGAGGATTAGGGCCGCCGCGTAGACGGGCGAGGATCATTTCAGAGGCTTTTTGTGCAACATCTTGGGGAGAAGTATCAATTTCATCAGCGCAACAAAAGCTGAGGTTCTGCCCTCGAATCCGGTTCCACGTTTCAGTTGCGCGGCACAAGATTGTGGTAGTTCCGTTAGGTAAATGGAGGGTATATTCGGGTTGTGGGGATACCCGAAAGTCGTGTTCTATTTGATATTCCTCTAAATAGTCGTCGAAGGAGCGCATCCAAACGTCGCGCAGAAGGATGTGGGTGGGCTCAAAGACTGCCCCAACGGTCCCAGGATTCTGCATTGCGAGGCTTAATACCTTCGCACAGAGGCCCCGGGTCTTCCCAGCTCCAAAGCCAGCGCAAAACCCGAGCAGTAGGTGGTCGGTATCCTCTACGAACTCCCGCTGTGCTGGTAGTAAGCCGGCGAGGATCCGTTCCTCGAGGCTCTCGTACGTTTCTGTGCATCGGCTACCGCTTCCGGTCGGCTTCTCTAATACTGGGCCCGGAGCGTAGCGATCTAAAAGACCCAACTTAACTATTTAGCTACTAACAGGTTACCTAAGGCGTCTATGGTCGATTGGTAAGGGGGTAGGTCATGCGTCGCGAGTATCCAGCTGATCTGTGGCTGACCTATCGGGCTATTCGATACCGCCCCGCCCAACTCCAGGCGTTCGTAGACCGTGGGGGGTGGGGGCAGGTCCCCGAGCCGCAAGGGGGTAGGTGGTTCGTCGATTTAGTAGAGCCAGCTAAATAGGTAATTAATAGTTACTGGTTCGGTCTCGGAGCAACCCCCTGGCCGCCGCCTC